CAAAAGAGTCATTTGCCATTCTTCTAATTAAGTAACCATATTAATTCCATTGCATAAACTCTAAATAGCTTACCCACTGTGCAAACAGTGTTGGTATAACGGAGGTCCTATTAATGGAAATCTTAGCAACAATTAAGAACTGGGCAGGCGCCCTTGCTGATACGATAGTTAGTGTACTAGCTTTAGCTATCGTTCTAGAAGTATTATTCAAGGGAGCAGCTATCCCATTCTTACCAGCGACAGATGTTATTGGTGGTGTAACAGCGATTGTTAAATCATTAGGAGCAGAAGGTGTTGTTGGTTTGGTGGCAGTGTGGGTACTGTATTCAATTTGGAAAAACAAATAATTAGTTTTTTCTGAGTTCTAGGAAGGACATAGTCTAACAGCTATGTCCTTTTTGTTTGACATAATAATCATTATATTCCATACAACACAGTTTGTGTGGCATGTATGTTAGACTAATCCATTTGTATAGTATATTCTTTATTATATTCTATACAAGAAAGATGTCTTACGACATCTGCTTTATCGCTTTCGCTCTAAAGCCTTTTCTTCTATTCTTTATTAAGTTAATTTACTTTGAATTAATGTAAGCTCTTAAACGTTATCATCCAGATATCAGTCACAATTTACCTGTCCGAGGCAAATTGCAACCGCCGCATCATCCGAGTACTGCGTCACACTAACTATAAGAGATTGCTTTCAATAGCACGGAGGCGGTCAGCCTGTACCCCCTACTCTAGATTTCTCTGGCGGTAGCTCATACAGTCGTAGTTAGCCAACTGTCGTTTTGCTCCCAGGTCGATATGTTACGGAGCCTGGATCATTCGGCTTTTACACCTATTGATATTGCCATTGCCGTCATGTGTGTAGTCTTATCTACACGTTCCACGTGCGGTACTTAAACGTAGCACGATCTCCTCATGACACAGATCACATCTGCATTAGTGGCTGTAATTTGTTACTTTGTAATTTTTAAATCTTTTACGGAATTTTTACCAAGTTTAAGTTGAATAATGCCGTTGTAGTTGTTTTCACGCAACAAGACATCCTCCTTAAATTGATAATAGGCTTCCAAGTAATTAGTTTCGCCTCTTGAGCTACACAAATGTATAATCTCACGAGTAAATTTCTCTTTGCCTAGTTGCTCAATATCTTCTATTAAGCGGTGTGATGAGCCCCAATAATCTTTCCAGTCTGTTTCTATGACTTCGTGTCGTTTATTTTTCTTGCCTTTTAGAGGTGGTCTCTTTTTGATGGTAGTAAAGTACTTGCGGCCAATATAATCATGACCATTTACTGTGTTTGTTATTCTATATATAAAGCCATAATAGGTTTGAATATCCTCAGAGTCAAATATTACACCATTGTACGTCCAAGGATATTCATATGCCATAAGTCTATTTATTTCGTTGTCTTAGCAGCATTTTTCTTCTCTTGAATTTCTGCACGACGAGCTTTAGTTAACTTGCCTAGGTCGCCTAAAGCGCCACGAGCACGTGTTCCTGCTGCGCCTACGCCTTTGCCTTCAAACTTCTCATTTTCTGCTAGGTATGCATCATATGCTGCTACGATTTGTTCATGTGTTGTTGCCATTTTACTTCTCCTTAGTGTTGTAACATTGCTTGTTTACGAGCAATTTCTTTTGAAATCTTTGCTTTGTTTTTCTTTTGTTGCGTTTTTTCTAACAGTGATGTTAGTTGCGTAACGTTAAGCGGACCTAATCTAGGTTTGCCTGTACGTGTCTGCATAGGATTGCCTTTTTTCTTAACTGCCATAACTACTCCTTACCATTCGGTTGCGTACTGCTGATTTACCACTGCTTTATTACATTTAGCCCTGCATTCGGACCTGGAGAAAATTTCAAACTCTTCACTCCAAAACTCGTCATTTAGAACATCATTTAACGATCTTTGATTAAGATCGAACCGATTCTTACTTACATCTAACCACTCGTTGTTATGTGTGTATCTGTTTGCCACCCAACAACAAGGAAATAAATGCCCTTGACTGTTAATAAACAACCCTTTATTCCCAATACCACAAAGTGGGACTACGTCACCAAACGTAACCGCTTGGTTATATAATTTTAAATTAGTCTTACTACCTACAGTGCTTTCTCTACGCTCGTTAAACTGAGTAAGCACCCGTTGGAATCTATAGTTGCTACTAATTAATTCGTCTTTGGGCTGTAATTGATCGCCTTTAGGGTATATACTATATACTTTATTAAACTTTGTACTTAAAGTCAATTGAAATTGATCAAAGCCCAATTCTTTGGCTAATAGCTTCATATCATCTAGTTTATTTTCGTTAAACTTAAAAGCAATGGCATCCCAGGTCATGTAAACATGGCTACTATTACGCAATGTATTAACACCTTGTACGATGCTAGCCCAATCACTGTTGACACGGTACTGTTCGTTGCTGTCCTGATCCCACCCGTCCAGGCTAAAATGAATATGATCATCTTGATCTAACGTCTGTCCTAGTCTAGTCCACCAGTCTTCTTTTTTATAGCTACCATTAGTAACAATAACAAACTTAACCGGTTTTATACTTTTAATATATTCAATTACAGCTATTAAGTCGTGCGCATAGATAGGGTCACCGTCGTCACCGCAAAACGTGATCTTTTCTACGTTGGATTCAATAAACTCTGGTGTAAAGTTCTTTTTAAAGAAATCTAAACTTAGTTCGGTATTGATTAAGGTATCGGGCATTTCCGTACGGGCACAGCGTAGACACTTTAATGTGCATTTACTAGATATCTCTATGTGCCAATGCCAGGTTGCTAGTTTCATTTTACTTCTACATCGTTGTTATAGGTTGTAAACCCATTCTCTTTTACTACTGTAAGGATATTGTTTACACGACCCGCTAGTTCATCTTTATGCGATACTAACCAAATAGATTTGTTATTTTCTCTAGTCATTTTCTTAAGGATAGCCAAGGCATTTTCAACACCTGAAGTATCCATACCTGAATCAACAAGCTCATCGATAAACAATAAGTTAATTGGTTGATACAAACTTTCCCATACATCACGGAACGCCCATGATAAGCTAAGGATAAGTCTGTTACGTTCACCACGACTTAAGTTATCAAAATCTAACTCACGACCTAGTTCCTGTATTTCTACACTCAGATCGTTTAGGAACTTAACGCTATGCGGCAAACCAATCTTATCCAAGTAATAACCTAAGCGAGCATTTAAGTAGCTTAAGTTCTGATCAATAATACGTTTACGTATAAATGAATCTTTATTTGTTAATAATTTTAGTAAGAATTCTTGATGCTCTTTAACACGCATCAGCTCATTCATTACGGTATAGTCAATTTCAGCGAGTGCAGTAGTCTTCATTTCCTCAATCTGTTCATCGTAAGGATCAGTTTCTGCCATCTTGCTTACTAATTGCATTTGTAGACTGGCTACAGTACTACGATGATGGATAGCGTCCTCTTCTTTATCGTAGAATACTTTTGGCTGTGAGCCTAGTTCACCTAGTTCTTTTCTAGTTGCTTGGAATAATTGCAGCTGTCCAAACAGTTCAATATATTGGTTGTGTGCTTCTGCTAAGGTGGCCCTCTTACCTGCTAAAACTTCTTCATGTTTATTATCGTGAAATGTTTGCCCACAAGCATAACAAGTATGCGCTTCTAAGTCTGCAATTTCTTTTTCAGTCTTATCTACTAACTTTTGTTCTCTAACGCAATCTGCATCAGCACGCAGGATAGCTTTGTCTAAATCACTTAGATCTTTACGTTTTTGATTATAAGCAGTAAGGTCTTTGTGTGCTTGGATCTCACTATCGATATCAATTTCTAATAGGCTATCTAAAGCAGTTTGCAATTTTGTTGCGTCTTCTGCATGCTTGGTAGTCCACAAAGTTTGCCGACGTTTTAAGCTCTCAATTTGCTCCTGAATGCGACCATTTGCGTCAGTTATGGCCTTAATATTAAACTCTTCTTGCTGAATTGCATCCTTGGTAGCCTTGCCCTGCTCTTTAAGTGCATCGGCTTTTTCTGACAGCAGAGTAATACCAAGTAACTGCTCAATGATAGTGCGCTGATCGTTGGCTTTAAGACTTAAGAACGGTTCTGTATAAGTGTTAAGTGCCACAATGTGTTTGAACATGTCATGACTCATACCTAACAAGCGTTCGATTTCTGCTTGTGTTTCTCGACTATCGCCCTGACTATTGTCGTCTTTGGCTTCTTGTTCTTGATCACCTATGTAGAACTTTAATACGTTACTCTTGCGGCCACGCTCGATACGATAACTTTCACCGTTGACTTCAAAGTCAATGGTAACTAACATGCCTTTAGCATTAGTTTTATTGATTAAGTTATCTTTCTTAATGTTAGTAAGAGCAGTACCATATAAGCCGTAGCTAAGTGCGTTAATGATAGTAGTTTTACCTGTACCATTACGTGCTCCGCTGTCATCGCCGCCTAGATCAATGTTTTCACCTAAAACTAACGTTAAGTCTTGACGATCAAACTCAACAGCCTGTGTAGCATTACCTACACTCATGAAGTTTTTAACTGTGAGATTTTTTATTTTGAACATGTTTGTATATTAATTCCGCTAAATGAGTATGTCCGTCTTCTAAAATATGTCCTACAGGACCACATTTAAATTGTGAACATAATTGTGTTATATAGAATTCATTCCATTTGTAAAACTTAGAAAAATCAATGATACTTATATAATACTGTATTTCTTTAAATTCATCAAATATTTGTTCGTCATTCATAATATCGAAGTTAATTAATGGTTTGACTGATTTAATAAATGATTCTTTATTAGTAGTCCATTGATTGATGTTATTATCCATAGTATTAATCATAATATAATTCTTACTAGCAAGTAACGATTGTAACTGTATAATTTGTTGTAACCATAGTTTAAATGCATATAATTCATTGTACCAATGTTTATATAACGTATTGCCCCAGTCTGCATAAAATTTTTTAGAAGAGTATAATGTATGTTTTAATTGCGGATTAAAATTCGTTTCGAAATTATTATCGTTCTTATAAAAAGTAAATCTAGAATAAGTAGTCCATGCAATTAAATACAGATCATAATTGTATTGCAGATTTTTTATAGTATGATAAACAGTTCTACTATTAGTTCCACCTGATACGGCATCATTGTCGATATTAGAATTTAATTTATCAGCTAATAACGCCGGCCATGCAGATCTATTCGGGTTAATTAATTCATCACCATAAGTAAAACTACACCCACTTGCATAAATTCTCATAGATGACGATAAATGTCTAACAATAGATTAGGATCGTAATGCTCGCTGTTAATATTTGTTAGCTGATTAGTAACAATGGTATCGATGCTTTCAAATTGAATATTACCTAACTGTATGTCCTGCCCGATGTCCATGTTTTTAACAGGAATCAGTGTAAGCTCACGTAGGTTGTATGTGCCAACGAATGTTTCTTTAATAAACGTAGCTTCTTCGTAGGTAATGTCGATGTCAATATTAACACGGCAGTGCATGTTAGGTAATAACAATGCCTCGGGCGTACGTAATACATCGCTTAGACCATAGACACGATACTTAGGTTGGTTAGGCCATGCTTTAAATACAGGATCCTGGCCCCAAGTAAGTATCATCATACCACGGTCATCATCACCTGCATCTGCGTAGTTGTGCGGGAAAGCATTGCCAATGTAGGTAATGTTCTTGTTAGTCTGTCGTTTATGGAAGTGTCCACTAAACATATGATCAACATGCCCGAAGTGTTCACGACGTAGTTCGCCATGCTCGGGCATTTGCACCATAGCATTCATAAAAAAGTGTGGCAATTCAAAGTGGCCAAACATATACTTGGCATTGATTTTAGGAATCTTTTTATGATCGTCACCCACTAGCCAAGGCACAATACTAACATCACCTTCACTGTAGAAATCATTTACAATTTCAATATTAGGAATGTGCCTAGCCCATTCAGCTGATTGTATATCACGCTTGTCACGATAATATAAGTCATGATTGCCTGGAATAAAGATAACGCGGTCAAAGGCCTTGCCCAACAACTCTAAGGCTGTTAGGCTGTAGTTTAAAGTAACGATATTGATAGCGGCTCTGTTGTTATGCCAGTCGCCTAGCATAAAGCAAGTATCGCACCCTTCTTCTTTTGCCTTAGAGATAAACCACTTAACAAAGTTTAAACAGTCATCATTGTGTAGTTGACTATTGCTTTTAAGGCCGAAATGCACATCTGTCAAAACGGCCGCCTTTTTAAATAAATTACTCATTTGTTCCTTTTAACATATTAAGGTTATAGTTCAGTATACACGGATGCTCAGACAGAAATCAATTGATTTGGTAATCATTTTTAATACAGTATTCTGTCGGCTGAGTTTTTATTCGATAAGCAATAACATTTTTACCAAGTCCTAACTGTCGTTCGGCTTCTGCTTGAGATACAAAAATACCATACGGGGTAACTACATGTTTGCCTGCGTTCTTTCTAGCGTTAGTCCACCCTATTCCTTTTTTAATCCCAGTTAAGGCTTTTTTATGTTTGTCTGTTAACGATTTGCCTTTTTTAGCTTTAGATATATTTCTTGCCCATTCTTCTGTTCGGGGGATAACTATACCTTTTTTTGCGGCACTCATTCCTTCTTTTAATATCTGGTACCATCTCGCTGTTATTTTATATCTATGTTGATTTTTGGACGAACGAGTTAGCATAAAGGCAGCATGTGCCATTTTCCTCTGAGCTGTACCTGTTGTAAATCGTGCTAACAATAAATGACAGATGTAGTGTTCTCTTGCTGTAAGGACTGCGATATTGCTTAAACAATTACTACCACCCAAACACCTAGGTATAATGTGATGCTTTTCGGTATACCCAGGTGTTTCCTTGCGCAGTTTAGCAGTCTTAATAATATTGAAATACCAGTTCAAATACTTACAATTAATAATCATATAAAACCTTTAAGTTGTATAGTATTTATTCATTTCTAAAATTATTCGTCTGCTCCCCACCCGCCACCACCCCAATCTCCTTGTCTAGTATATGAGGGGGTATAATTATTAAGTTCAAGTATATCATCTCGAATGTTTTGATTACGTTTTTCAATATTTAGAACACGTGTAAAGCTATTAGTAATAGCCGCTGTGTAATAGGCAAATGGATTCTGTGATTTAGCTTCATCAAACTGTAGGCCAATTTGACTTAACTGTAGTAATGCTTGACTGCGCATTTCATCGTTGTAGGTATAACCACGCCAGTTACTACGAGTAGCATAGCGTTCACATAGCTTAATAAACATGTGTGCTAGTTTGTTGGTCATATTGCCATGATCTTTGCTAAACTTGCCTTTTTCTAAATCGCCCTTCCAATGACTTTTGCCTACTAGATACGGTTTATTATCTGCATCAACTTTATAGTGTTGAAACGGCGGAAAATTGCATTTGGTATATTTTGTTGCACCTTTAACTACAACAGGCTCGTCATATTCCGTCTCAAAGTTATCTTCGTCGGCCTCGTATTCTTCTTGTGCTTTAGCGTCGGCTTTCTTTTGTTTAAGTTCGTCGATGGGTATATGATCCCAGGTCATAACACGGAATACCACGTCTGTGCTTGGGGTATCCTTCAATGGACTTGCATATTCATCCAACTTCTTTTTAATGCCGTTTAATAAATCTACTTCTTGTGCTTCTTTTGCCAGTCGTTCTATACGTGAACTGCGAGCTTCTGCGATGATTTTCTTAGTAATTTTGTCAGTACCGTAGATAATCATGTCAT